TAATGCTTGGCAAACTTAACCTTATCTTCAACTGAGAGAGGATTCTTTTTAGTATCTTGGGTATGTGACAGCACAATCTTATGATCTGCGTTGTGTTCTTTAGCCACATCTTTAACTTTTTGTACTAATTTGGCGTGCCCGAGGCTGACTGGTGACATTCTACCAAAGGCCATTACTGTCGTTTTCATTACCAAGGATCTCCGGATAGTTTTAATGAAGAAGCCATTTTTTCTGATTCAAATTTAAATCTCATCTTCATAATTTTCTTTTCACCTGCTTTTACTCCAATAGATTCATTACCTACTTTTTCGAGAGTAATTTTATATTTAGACAAAGCGGAAAGTTTTTCATTATTGATTGGATCCATCACAACGGCTTTATACGGTTCTCGATTACCTTGGCCTGTAACTTTCACATAAGGTGGAAAAGTTACTTCTGCATCCATCCAATCGGTGAGTAAATATTTAATTAATTCGGGTTGCTTAAACTTTAACAACCGAGTAAGCATTTCATCTCTCATAGCTGCCAAAATTTTAATTCCAATCTCTTCCGTGTGTTTCTTAACACCAGGATTAGCTCTAATGTGAGCTTTTCTTTCATTGGAAGATGGTGGCAGATTAAATTTTTTAATAGTTTGATCTAATTGAGATTGATATTTTTGCGCAAGATTCATGCCCAAATTTCTATCAACCGTTCCTAATCCTGGATTCTTAAAACCAATATCTCCAGAACCTTGAGTAGCCTTAGCAGAAAGTCCAAGAAAGCCTTCAGATGGACCAGAGGAAAATTTAATCAAAATATCTGTAGGATTCTTCCTTTGGTCCACCGGTCTTTTGACTGCTTCCGTCATAGAATTCGGCCGGGCGGTCCACCAAACATTTACTACTTTACCAGAAAAACCATTTAACTTTGCCCATTTCAAAAATTCCTGAGCCATGACAACCGCTTTAGCCTGGGCGTCAGCTACTTCTTCTGTTTTTGCTTGAAGCAATCTATCGTTATATTGCTTCTTGGCATCAGCATTATACCACTTATTGCCCGCTAATACATATCCAGTATATATTTCATTAATATCCGATAAAACTGTATTGGCAGTCATGTTTATCTCTGAAAATTAGCACGAGAAAATTCGCTTCGATTTACCAGCTTACTGCTCTTACCTCTATGGCTAGAAACATAACCTTCTGGGCCAACTTTCTTACCATTAATTTTTGCTTCCAGTCCTTCGGCCGAAGAATCCATGTGCTTGACTAATAGATCTTTTGCTGCTTGAAGATGATGTTGTGAATTTAGTGCGTGAGAGATAGAAGTTTTATGATCACCCTTCGCTAGATTGATCGTAGACTGATGTAGATCGCTCTTGGCTGATTTAGCTTTCTCTGTCTTCACGGAATTAACGGCTTTGGTCTTAATCGCTTCTAAGTGTCTTACAAAATCCTTATGCTCGGGGGTGTTACCTGATCTAACCGTTTGATTAATGTAAGTATTGATATGAGCACTATGTAGAGCAATATGAGAATAATTTGTAGCAGAATGCGAACTATTAGCTGATGCTATATGTGAATCAAAAGCTTTTTCATCTGCATCTGACATTTTGTTGCCAGATGATTTGAATGCAACTGAAGGTGAGTAGACATCTTCGTGGTGAGCAAACTTAGAATGATCTTTGATAGGAGCTGCCTTCATATTTGCTAGATCTTTACCATGATATTCTGTGTGAAGTGCTACGCCAAACTTAGATTTCTTTACCTTCTCTGCTTCTGCGCCATGGGCAGTATATTCTATAGTGTTGGGTTTGAATGTAGCCGTTGTCTTACCGTGTTTAATATCTGAACCAGAATGAAGAATATCACCCTGAAACACACCATGTTTCGGTAGAATTTTATGGCCGTGATCAAGAGCAGATTTGAGTTTCTCTACTAGACCTGGTGCATGGCCATGGTTCTTCTCAATATCGTTGTGGGTATAGTTTATCTTTGGGGTCTTATTGAATGCAGATTTAGAGGCAACGAAGTATTTTCCTGAGACTGGATGATGGCCCATGACCACAGAAGGAGAACCATCAATTTTTGAAGTTAGACTTGAATCAGATTTTCCGGATTCAACGTGTTTTTTAACACGAGTTAATTCAGCAACAGCATGCTTAAAGCCGGCCTGGCCATGATCAATATGAAGATCTTCAAGGTGAGTTAAATGAAGCAGTTTCCCATCAATCTGGGCGGCTTCTTGTAAATATTCTTTAAATGTTCTCATATTCTTTTCTTTGTTTAACATTTCTATTTAATTAAATAAGAGTGTACACCACGATGCTTCAACATCTGTGTACTCTAGTCAACCCAACTTAAGGATCTTTATGACCAGCAATACTATTTATCATTATGTGTATAGAATTACCAATCTAGTAGAAAAGAAACATTACTACGGTAAGAGAAGTTCTAAATGTGATCCAAAACAAGATCTTGGTATAAAATATTTTTCTTCATCTAGAGATAAGGAATTTAGAACAGACCAAAAGAAAAATCCACAAAACTATCGATATAAAATAATAGGGGTATTCCCTACTGCCGAATTAGCACTCTCAAAAGAAATTAAACTTCACAGTAAATTTAACGTTGCTTTAAATTCAAATTTCTACAATAAAGCCCGACAAACTAGCTCAAAGTTTTATTTTGATGCAACTGGTATAACTAGATCAGAAGAACAAAAAGAGAAAATTTCTAAAGCTCACAAGGGTCGAAAACATTCGAAAAAACACACAGAAAATTGGAAAATATCAATGATTGGCAAAACGAATAAAGGTAAGCCAATGTCAGAAGAACAAAAAGAGAAAATTTCCAAATCACTTCAAGGCAGAAAACACACGGTAGAACACATTGAAAAATATTCAGCAAGCAGAAAAGCAAACAATAGAATTAAAGCAGAGAGTCTGCCTGGAACTCTTTGATTTTTGGAAGTAATTTTTGTGCAAGTTGAGCGACAAGATATTTTCTGCGGGCAGCAGTAGAATCAAATGTTTCTTTTTCTGCATCCGATAGATCAAGGGGTGACTTCTGAAACATGTTTCGTTTAATGATTGTTTCGGCCAATTTCTTTGCTCTATCCGATAGTACTGCAGTATTAGTCGCAGGTATAAGTTTAGTAACTTCCATAGCTTCAGTGAGTTCATCGGCGGAGAATGTATTGATAATATCACTATCTTCCAAAGAAGTAAATAATTCATCCACCGAAGCTTCCATTGTTACAATAATAGATTCTGTCATCTTAGATGCCCATGCTAATGGTGCTCGAACTTCTTGTTTGAACGGAAGCATTGGAAGAATACCCGAGATACCAGACGCATCGATCATTCTAAAGAAAGGCCATAATACTTGCCACTGTTTTGGATCGGTATATTTCTTCCGAAGAACTTTGACTGCGTCGGTAACAGTTTCATATGGTGAATTCTTAATTTCAATCTCGGCAATTGAAGCAATAATTTCTGCTAAACGAAGTCGTTCAATGTTATTCTTAAGTGCTTCAACGATCAGTGGTTCTTGNATGGAATGTTTCTTGTAGAAATTTGAAACTTTTTCGAGTGTTTCAAATTGATATTCGATATTCGACTCAACCAGAGCCTTGTCAAGTAATTTAANGATTTGATGCTTTGAATAAAGATCATCAAATTCTTCAAATTGTTCAATAATAAATTGAGATAAGTTTATATCAAAATTNTGAGTTTCGAAACCGAATAACTTAATTTGGCCCGACTCTAGAAGAATAAAATCTTCCTTAATTTCTTTTGGTGTAACGGTTTCCGATATTACTGGTGCTTCTTCTGAAATAACATCTTGAATCCATTTCTTTTGGATACCAGTTGAAGATTCGACAGTAACGTAATTTGATCCACGATCAAGAATTTTTACGTCTTCACCTGTTTTTTGATCTTTTACAATTTCTCCTATCAAAAGAATTTCATTATCAATGTATCGTTCTCTGAGAGTCTTAGTCATAGTGGCCATCAATTAAAGTGTGTAACATGA